AATTTGTTATGCCGTCCTTGTACTGTTGCGGGTAGGAGTTCTAATAAAGCTTTTACTCATAATGTACATGGAAGGTACACGTCTATGGAGACAACTGTGAATGGCAGAAGGGTGAACGTTGTTGGTAGTGACTATGAAGTTTCTCAGGTCAGGAATGTTAGTAGTTTACCAGAAATGGTAGATTATAGATATCCTGGCATGACCCCTGAAGAAAGGATAAAGATGAACACTATATGGTTGGATCTTGCGAAAACCCAATTGACGACTTATATGAACACACCCATTTGGCAGTTAGATGAAATGGCGTTTATATCGATCGGAGAGAAGGTTAAGAAGGAAATGACTAGTAGTGCGAAACTTTATTTAGCTTGGGGAACTGTTTTTCTTGCTATCGTTGCAATAGGTTCCTGGTTAGTAGGAGGTGACAAGAAGGAGAGTGTCACTTTCACGGCTCATTCGGCTATGCCGAGTAAGTCATCAGGAGCAAGGAGCAAAGGTAAGAAGAATTTCAGTAGAAATTTTATGGATCAAGGATCTTGTGCAGAAGTTAGTTTTAATTTAGATAATAAGTGTATTAATGCTTTACCCCTTAAGGGTAAGGATATATTGAGTTATCTTCATGGTTTCCAGAAGGATGGAGTGGTTATCGCTGATGGTACCCCAATTAGTGTAAATATTAATGGTAAGACTCATAATTTTAAGTTCAACTCAAATCTCTGTAGGTTTGATAATGAGAATGATCTCATTGTTTTAACCTTGCCCCCAGATCTGAAGCAGGTGAACTCGTTTCCAAATAGCTTGAACAAGTTTTGGTCAGAGGAGCAATGGTTGGCATTCGAAAGTGGGATGGTGTCAATCAAAACTCCTAGGAACGAAACTTATAGTATGGCGAAATTGGTTGTCAATCGTTCTTATAATGTAGGAGGAGTGTTTTCACGAACTCTCGGACATGCCATGGTGTATAATGCTATGACAATTCCGGGAGATTGTGGATTACCGATTATAAGTGCGAGTGGAGCGAGTAGTGGAAAGATAATGGGAATTCACATTGCAGGGGCCCCGGGAGGAGCAGCGGGACCTATTGGGATGTGTATTCCTGTTACGAAGGAAGATCTGGAGTTTATTTTAGAAGAAGAGGAATTTGTTCTGGATTTGGCAAATCTGAAATTTGAATCTCATGGAGAAAGCAGAGCTAATGATAACTTAATAGATATCAAAAGCTTAGCCGGACCCAATCTCATTAAGTTAGAGGAGGTGCCAAGTACGGAGCGGGTTCATTTGACTCGACAGACGAAACTCAAGAGGAGTAAGATCTCAGCTGATTTACCGTTTCAAGCGGTAAAAAAGCTCCCTATTTTAAGTAAGAAAGATGAAAGAATGAAAGGGGAAGATCCTATTGCGAATATGCTCAATGACGCCTTTGAAGTGGGAGATGTAGACGTTAAAGAGGATGTTTTAGATAGGATTTACCAAAGTATGAATGTTAATTTAAGACGTAATATTAAGTGGCCAGTTGGAAAACGACGCTTGACTTTTGAGGAAGCTTGTAAGGGTATTCCGGGGAAGTTGGCATCTATGAAGGTGTCAACGTCTCCGGGATGGCCTTTGATTTATCAAAAGGTTAGGCCGGGAAAGAAAGATTTTATTTGGTTTGATGGTAATGGAGAATTTTGTTATGATTCATTATTCAAGAACCGAGTAGAGGATTTTGTTTCTAAATTGGAAAAAGGAATACTTGATGAAAGTAGGTTCATGGCGTATTTGAAGGATGAACTTATTTCAGAAAGTAAAGAATCTCAAGGTAGGGTTAGGTTAATTTACGGTGGTGACTTAATTGCCAACGTTAGTTTTAGAATTGTATTTGGAGCTTTATTGGTTGCATTGAATGAATCTAGGGAGACTCTTCCTAGTGCAGTTGGATATAATCAGTATAGTCATGACATGCAGGAGATGTATGATTACTTGAGTGAAGTTGGTTCGAAATATATTGCAGGCGACTACAAGAATTTCGATAAGAGGACACTTAAGCAAGCTCAAATACGTAGTTATAAGTTAATTATGGATCTGGTGGATTGGGAATCTCAGTTGGTGAAGGACGCTTTTGTTCAACACCAGATGGAATCTCCAATTCAAATTTTAAATGTTAAGTTTAGTTTAAAACACATCCATTATTCGG